AAACACGCTCTGGCTGGCTGGAAAGACAAGCATGACGAAAGACGTCAACAGGCACCGGTCAAGCCCGCAAACCTTAGCCTGAACATCGCGGACTACCTATGAACGATCCGTTTTACGCGGTGGACGACGAACATGCCGTCATTGGCTGTTGCATAAACGGTGGTGTCGATACCTGCTCCGATGCCTTCGCTGAGATTCAGACTTCGGCTTTCCAGACCGAGACGCTTGCGATGACCTTCGACGTCTTGAAGTCGCTTGTAGCTGAGTCTAAAGCGATTGCGTTGCCGGAGATTATGCGCGAGTGGAAGCGCCAGTTTCCGTCCGTCGCCGTCCCTTTCGAGGTTTGGAATCAAGCCATGGAAGCTTCGCCTTCACCGGCAAGCTATCCGATGTTTGCCAAAGGCGTTCTGGAGTCCGCCCATCGTCGCCAGCTGCGAGCCGCAGGAGACCGCCTTCTACGCGAGTCCGCTGTCTCCACCCTGTCCGTTGATCAAATCGTCTCTAATGCCGAACAGGGCCTCAGCATTGATGCCTCCAAAGAGACGCTTCAACCAGCAAAGTCGGTTGTCAGCCGATTCATCGACGCGACCCAAGAACGATTCAATCGAAAAGGGCAGTTGTCTGGCGTGACTTCTGGCTTCTGGAAATTGGACCAGATGACTGACGGTTTTCAGCTTGGAGAATTGGCCATCCTAGCTGCTCGACCGTCCATCGGTAAGACAGCCATGGCGATTGCCTTCGCCGAAGCAGCAGCGATCAGGTCCAAAACGCCAACGCTGTTCATCTCGCTGGAGATGTCCGACGAATCAATCGTGCGCCGAATGGTCTCGACGATTGGATCAGTTCCAATGGCAGATATCCGAACCGGCAACATGACCGAAGGCGGGATGAAAGCCATGAGTCACGCTTGCTCAAAGATCGCATCTAGTCCGCTGCACTTTGTGTCGGGATCATCCATTTCAAACATCGCCAGCATCACGGCAACGATACGTAGAGCAGTTCGTAAGTGGGGCGTTAAGCTGGTTGTCGTAGATTACCTTCAAAAGATCCACGGATCGAAGCCAGCCGAGAAGCGCACCTATGAGATCGCGGAAGTAAGCGGACGACTTAAAGCCGTAGCGACTGAATGCAAGGTCGCCGTTGTTGCGCTGGCTCAGTTGAACCGAGAAAACGAGAAGGACAAAGGACGCGCACCTAAGCTAACAGACTTGGCAGACTCTGGACAGATTGAGCGAGACGCTGACTTGGTGATGCTCTTGAACAGAGACAGAGCAGAGAAGTCCGGCGAAGCAATTGTAGCCATCGGCAAGCAGCGCGACGGTGAATGCGGTGCAGTTCGCCTATGGTACGACGGACAGTTCTGCCGATTTGGCGAACTATCTCCAGATACCTAAAACCCAACGCTAGGTTGACAACATAAACCAACCCTGTAAACTGACCCTCGACGGTACAAATCCCCCACAAATACCATGGTTATCGGAAAGATTGACGTTACAAAGATAGACAAAACGCATCTGTTCAAAGGCAAGTCTGGCACTTATCTGGACTTTGCGTTGATTCCTAACAAGACCGGCCGCGACCAATACGGCAACGACGGAATGGTTGTGCAGTCTGTATCTAAGGCAGCAAGACAAGAAGGCAAGAAGGGGCCTATCCTTGGCAACTACGTTGACATGGACCAGCGAGACAAGCCGCAGCCTAAGCCTAAGACTGTCTCTGCTGACGACCCGCTTGGACCTGAAGACGACATCCCGTTCTGATATACGTTATGAAGAGACAACGTTACTTGTGTAAGAAGGTTGAAGAGGGAGAAATTGAACACTTAGACCCTATCGAAACACAAGCGAGGATCACTCTGCTAGATCAAGCTCCAAGCATCATATCACAAGCCATTGCCAATGGCTGGATATCATATCCAACCAAAACAAAGACAGCAGAACAAGAGGAGCTTGAGTCAAAGGAGTGGCTGAAGAAATACGACTGCGAGCGAGCCTATCGCAACCGAGTCAAAGGTATGACCTACCGTGAGATTGCTAAGCTTCTGTGCGTAGGCATTGGAAAAGTCTCAGAGATCATCAATCACGGTGAGACCATCGCAGTCAAACGCAAGATGGCAAAGCTTGGCATCAAACCAGTCGAGCTTCCTAGCAAAGACACAGTTGCCAAGCATACAACAACAACCAAGAGCAAAAGCAATGTCAAACGCTAGTGATATGTCAATTGCTTCAGCAATAACGCGTTGTGATATGCTCATTAACAATGTCATACCAACGTCAGATTTTGTTAGGAGGCTTCCGACTACCATCCAAAAGCAGGTGATCGCGCGGGACCGATCTTTCTCCGCGATCAAACTCGTTATTTATAAATAAACCAGCCAAATGTCTATCGCTGCTCAATACGTCATGCTGAATTTTGGTCATCACACTTTGCGTTGGCATCTCGCCCAAATCCGCGCAAATCGGACGACCTGCGAGCTTGTGGCCGCGCATTACGCGCCGGACGATGACAACCCCGCTAGACGCACGATTGCAAAGGGTTTGGCTGACCTGTTGAAGTCGAAATCCGAAGATCTTCCTGAAACTCTTCGATGACTCAAAGCGAGTACGTCAAACACTCTGGCCTCACCAAAGGTCGCGTTTCTCAGTTGGTCGCAAAGGGTATGCCTTTGGACTCAGCGGAAGCAGCCGACGCTTGGCGTGGATCATCGGCTCAACGGAGGAAAGCGGCTATCGAAGCCAGCCACATTCGTTCAGAGCCTTCTGAGGGTCCATATCGGCCACCAGAATCGGAAGCTCCGGTTAATCCATCTGTAGTCGCTGAAAGCACTCCGCAGGGGGCCTATGAACGGCAAAAGCAGATTGAGCGAGCGTCTTATGGTCTCGCGGTTCAATCGCTACGCTCAAAGTCTCTGGATGCCGCTCGCATGGTCTCGGTTCACGCAACCGCTGCTAAGAACTTGATCAACGCTCGCAAAGACGTTTTAGACCTAGCGGAACGAGAGAAACGGCTGGTCTCCGGTGATTGGGTCAAGAAAGTCATGCAGGACCATGACGGCTCCGTTGCTCAACTGCTCAAGTCGATGCCCAAGCAGCTTGCCGGTCGCATTGCACCGCATGACCCAGAACACGCTGAGAACGAATTGGAAAGATGGGTTCAAGAAGTTTGCCTTAAGACACTCCACCAGACAGATCCTTGGAAATGACACAACACCAAATCGAACAGGTCTCGGTCTCAACGCTCATTCCTTATGCTCGCAACTCCAGAACGCATTCTGACGAGCAAGTCTCGCAGATTGCCGGTTCAATCAGAGAGTTTGGATTCACAAATCCAGTCTTGATTGATGCAGATGGAACAATCATTGCCGGTCACGGTCGAGTGATGGCGGCAAAGAAGCTTGGGCTTGAAACAGTTCCGTGCATCCGACTCGGACACTTAACTCCATCTCAAGTCCGAGCCTACGTCATTGCCGATAACAAGCTGGCTCTGAATGCTGGATGGGACGACCAGATGTTGCGGTCTGAACTTGAGTCTTTGCAGGATGACGGTTTCAACATGGACCTCACCGGATTCTCGGACGAGGAACTTGCCGAGTTGCTCGAACCAGAAGTTGTCGAAGGAGAAACCGATCCAGACCAGACTCCAGAAGTTCCGGTCGAGCCGATCACAAAGCTTGGAGATGTTTGGATTCTTGGTAACCACCGGCTGATGTGTGGAGATTCTACCAGTATTGATGCAGTTCAGAAAATGATGGCTGGATCTAAGGCTGACATGGTTTTCACAGATCCTCCTTATGGTGTTGAGTACCAATCAAACAAGAGAACAAAGTCTGATAAGTTTTCTGTTCTTAAAAACGATGACAAGTTTTTAGACATTTCGCCAATTATTCACGCCTTCTCTGATGGGTGGGTGTTTGTATGGACAAGTTGGAGGGTCATTACAAAGTGGATTGAGATGTTTGATGGTTTTGGCTATCCGACAAATATAGTTGTATGGCACAAACCCGGAGGAGGTATTGGTGACCTAAGCAAAACATTCAGCAGCGACTATGAAGTAGCTCTTGTGTGGCATAGGGGTGCTGATCTGTGCGGGAAACGAGTTGGTTCTGTTTGGACAATCTATAAAGACAGTGCTTCATCTTATGTTCACCCAACACAAAAGCCGGTTGCTCTTGCGGTTGAGGCAATTGACAAAACCACTTTGTTCGGAAACACAGTGCTAGATCTATTTGGAGGATCTGGAAGCACTTTGATTGCTTGCGAGAAAACCGGACGAAAAGCCCGTCTGATGGAGCTTGATCCCAAGTATTGCGACGTGATCGTAAAGCGTTGGGAGGATTTCACCGGCAAGAAAGCGGTTCTTGAGAAATCGTGATTGAAATCTTGAACTGCCAGAAGCCGAGAGGGTTGGAGGCTCTCCGTCAGAACAAGATCGCGCTGCGAACTATTGAGCGTGACACCGCTCTCCGGTTCCTTCCGATTGCAGACGACAAACCTTCACGAATCGACGGGTTCATTTGGAACCAGAACAGCGG